AAGACCGAGAGACACCTAACCGTCTCCATTCTGCTCTGCGGAGGTACTGACCGATTGCACCCATCCTGATCCACATTTCTGTTCCGTAGGTATAACCACCATCACGGCTGACCTGTAGCATAATCTGCGGGTTGCTCCGCTCTCTGATAACAGTGCTATCAGATTCAAGGAGGATGATAGCATTATCCTCTGTTAGCAGAGCTTGATCGAAGTTAGTAGCGAGCGCGTCCTGCGATGATTCGTATTCGGATAGGGGTAGACCAACGCCCTGCTCCATATCGAGCCGTAGGCGGTAGATATGGAGCCTGTTGAACGTGCTGTTAGAAAATGTGTGTGGCGTAATCAGCTCTCTAACAATAGTATCGCCAGCATCAGTATAAGTGTTAGCGTCCAGTTTATACAATTTACCAGTTCGATAATCACTGACTACAATCTCATTCTTGAACTGCGCTCCCCATTGCGCGTAGTGACGGCCACCATTGGATGACAGCTCGGACCATGCTTGTGTACTGGCATCATATAGCCATGTCTTCCCCTCAGTCTGGAAGCTGATCTGATAGAACTCATGTCCGTTTTGACGGTATCCAAATGCAACGGCATCACCGGGATTCTGATACTGGCTAAAGAGATAATCTAAATCCGGGGTAGAAACGACAGTAGGGGCGTAATTCTGTACGCTGAAAACCGATAAACTGCCACGGCGGGTACGGCCAAGATAGAAAAGCATCCCACCACAGCGAGCCATAGACCAGCGAGCAACAACACCGACGTCGGTCGGTGATCCTGATATCCTTGCGAACGGGAAAGGAAAGCCGCCATTGTTTTGCCAATACTCCTGTGAAATAGTGCCTAAAAGAACAATATTGCCGTTATCGACTGTAACCGCCTCAAGGTTGTCAGTGTATGCCTCTTTGCTAGCATACTGTAACGGGTCCCAGTAGAACCCATCGTAATTACCGGATAGCCAGAATTGTTTGGTGCCGGTTACGTTGACGACAAAATAACTGTCAATGAACGCTACGGTATTAGCAACAGGAAAATCAACACCAGTGTAAGCATTAGTGATTTTGCGGAAGGTGTTGACGACTCGAATGTCACCCGTCGCTGCACCTGATACGGCGGTGTAAAAGGTCCATGTATTAGCCGGTACACACGTACCAATGCCTGTGGTCGTGGTAGCGGTTGCAGTAAAGACCGTCCCGTAAGCGGTTGAATCAGCACCTAGCCCCACCCAGTTAGCTGTACCGGGGACCGTGATGACGTACTCAGTGCCGATGACTAGGTTATTGGTCCCAATGACAAACGGAGGGTTAAAGACAATGTAAGCACCGGATGGAATATTCGCATCACCCTCGATGTTTACAATCTCATTTTCCTTGCGAGTGTGTAGCGTCTCAGTAACCGTGACTAGCGTACCTGTGCGGCTATATGCAAGGTCGCCTGTTGTCGGGGTGTAGATGTAGCCAGTCACCCCATCCACAATCATTAGCTGCAGGCCGTTGTCGGCCATGCTGACGTTGCCAGCCGTTGTCTCTAGCGTTCCTCGCTCGATGTAACTGCCATCACCCCGGACCTCAAGCAATTGGTCATAAGCAACGACAAACAGGGTGTTGATTGCCTCAAACCACCACATGCCACGAGCTGGCTGATTACCGAAATCAACAAAAGGAGAGAGCCCCGGCGTACCATAAGCGACCAGATCGGATTTATCATTATCGCGCCTGACCTCCATGTAGAGATTGAGTCTCTTTTGAGCTGAAATAGCCTTGGACCGGCCTGAGATGCCCGGTCCAAGTATCGCAAGTTCAGTGGTTGTAGGCATTAGTTGCGTGACTCAAAAAACTGTGATATCAAATAATGTCTGTAATATCTTAGCACGGCGCACTTACAAAAGCGTAAGTGATTGATTTATCTGCCGGTACTGTCGGCAAAAATATTATAACGCAAGAACCTACTTGACATTAAGGCGGTATCAGTCTGTAAGGTAACAGTTCTCTGATTCATGCGCTTAATAATTCTGAGCGCATTCTGAGCTAAAGCGACTGTGGTGGGCCTAATGTCAAACTGATATTCCTCCGCAATCCTGATGGCCAGATTGAATACAATGGCCTCCCAATAACCCGGAGGTAACTCAATATAACATGTCGGATCAGTAATCAGCGGTAATGGGGTCCATGAGGTCAGCGTAATCAGTGCTGGGCCTTGTGTAGACGGGTCGTTAGGTGCGTACAGCGGGTAGATGTACACCTCACCAATAGGGAAAGACGGCTGATAGTAGATATAGCCGGGGAAGTTCGTGCTGAGTGTTTTCAGCCTGATAGCGTTATAGTCATCATAGTTGAGTACCTGCATGGGGTAATCAACAGGAATGCTTCCGTTATTTAGCGTCAGATAAGCATCAATGATTCTAATGGGCCTAATGGTATTCCATGTCCCACCCAGGCCGATAGTGTACGGATTCTGGTTAGCGTTTAGCTGAAAGGCTTCACGCTTGACCTGATACAGCATCAGTTCCTCGACGCCCCACTGATCCAGCATCCGGTTCAGTGATTGGATGCCGTCAGCGAGTTCTGCCGCCGTCAGATCAGTATCAACGGCTGACACCTGAATCAACCGCATAGCAGCCCGCACAAGGTCCAAACCCGTGTATAGCTGGCCGACATTACTGGTTGAAGACGGAAGGATGCCTACGGGGTTAGCAGCCGCCCATGCGGCCGTGTTGTTCTGCCAGAGCGTGTCGGCCATTTCCCAGACGGTACCGGGAAGGTCCTTGATATTGTATATCCATGCGTTCTGGCAAAGGTTGCCGCCACCGATAACGATATCGTAGCTTATGGAGTTATCGACTACATAAAACGCGATGTTGTTATCGACTACAGCCGCCGGTTGCTGTATCTCAGTAGTACACGCAGCGTCAGAATAGATCGTGGTCAGTGTTTTAGTATTCTCGATGAATACCTGATAGACACAAGACCCTAGCTGGCTACCGGGAGGGGTCAGCAGGTCAATGGTGTAATACTTAGCCATTGTTAGCGGCCTCCAGTGCTTCAACCTTTGCTGATAGCTCTTTGATGGCTGCTACTAGGAGAGGGATAACGTCAGTGTAACGTAACCCCAGCACGTCTTCATCACCCATTAAGGTCGTATCTACTGCCTCGGGGAAAACATTCTCGAAGTCTTGGGCTATCAAGAATGATCGACGGGTCCCGGGTTCATCGGTTTTGAACTTACCAATAACGGCTCTTACGTCATTGAGTTTTAGCAATGCGTCATCAATCGGCTCAATAATGTCTTTTTTGGTTTCGTCTGATGCTGTTGTCCATGATATTGATCCCCATGTTAACTTAACTCCCTGATAACTACCAGAATTTTGTGTTATAAAAAAATCACCGCTAGCCGGTCCTATTGCCCATGTTCTGTTAGCTACAAACGGGTCATTGATTGAAACTGGAAGAAATGTGGGTAAGTATGACGTTTGGGTCTGTCCAAAATTATTGTTAAATCCAAATACAGATTTTTTTGCCGCCCAAAAGTTCTGATTGCTGTCTACCCTAATTCCTTCTCCCTGAAACGGATATCCGCCAGTTGATAATGTACCAATAACAAGTTTTGTTGGCAGGTTGTTTGTGGAAACAGGGCCATCAATTGCGGCTGTAATAAAACAGCCTTTTATATATTTCGATCCATCTGTGCCGTGATAACTAAGCTCTCCCAAATCATCGGGTTTTGCATTATTCTGAAGTGCCGCAAGACCAGATGCCGTCGTTGATCTTGTTTTATAAAAGCCAATCAATGAACAGCTATCATCATTGGATGACTGAATAACAGCAGCAGCACCACCAACAGTATTTTGACCACCTTGAGTTATCTGAACATTACAGTATTGTAAATCACCATAAGCTGCTCCAGACAAAACATTATTGATAGAGTTGCTTACAAGTAGATTTCCGGGTACAGTTGTTAAAGGTTTATTATAATTAGAGTTAACACCTGTGTTAATAAATGTCAGGTTGCCGCTAGTTGGGAATGCTGCATAGTAATTATCGTTTGGCGTATATTGATAACCGCCAACCTCAATATACATGGGGCCATTATCTGTGCCACGCGCAAACATGGTCCAGCTTAATGTTGTTGCACTGTTTGCGATGTAAAACTCACCAATATTAAAGTAATTGGCTGTCAGCGTGTTATTGGTTCCGCCATACGTGTTATATGCAGAGTTACACTGGAAGATTGTGTTTCCAGTAGTTGTAGGGACTGGATATCTAGGATACCAGTTACCCAAAAATGTTAATGCGCTTATAACGCCAGATGAAGCATTCGTGTATATAAACGGCAAATTGTTTGCTGTTGGCGTTACTTGCTCCAAATGAATTGCGTTAGCCGAGAGCGCGTTAACTCCGTCAAAAATTACAGCCGCTTGCGTAAATAAGCTATGTTCTGGATTTATTTGGCTGATTACGCATTCTGATTCATTGCCAGATAAAGCAAAAATCGCATTACATGTATTTCGTGTGGTTATATCCCATGCAGCACTAGACCCTGAACCAATTACTGAAGTCACGTTGACTGTAATGGTGTTTGTGGTTTTTGAAGTCACAGCACCATACATTGCGTTTAATGCGTTTGTTTGCTGCGCAACGGTCACAATCTGACCCACTGAAAAATCAGTGGTGTTAGGCGCTAGAGTTGTTGTAAACGTCTTTGACCCAGTGCTTATGGTTTGTGATGTATTTGACTGGGTAAAAGGAATGCCAGCCGCTAAATAAATGTTTGAATAAATATTGCCAGTTCTGTCTGTGCCATTAAAATCAAACCCGCGATAAGTGAAAAACTCTACCCTTAGATTGCTAAATGTAGTTGAGAATACACTGCCAAGGCCTGTAGGGTTCCAAAATGCAGTTCCGCAATAATATGTCCAAACGCTATCAATATTGGAATATCTCTGCAACGGATATGATCCATTACCAGCTCTGAAGATGACATATTGTCCAGCGGTAGCGGTTGCTGGCTTTACGTCAAATTGAGCGCGTAAACTCTTGATGGTAACAATGCCGGATAGCACAAACATTGGGTTGCCAGCGCCCAATGATGCGGAAACCCCCTGAAGGATGGTATTAAACCCGGCACCAATTACATTTCTGTCCTGTATGTTAATAGTGCTGGTGATTGAATAAGTACCAGCAGGTAAAAAGATAGTCCCGCCAAACCCGGCAGAGGCAAGAGCCGTATTGATATCTGCTGTAGTAAAACCAGCCACAGTGACGTACATACTAGACGCAGGTGCCTGCCAAGTCCCATCAGCACGTAGGAAATTAGTGGTCGATCCGGTTGTGTTGATCGTAGCAATATTGCCTAATCCCAAGGATGCTCGGCCTGTTGCAGCGACTAAATTAGTGGCTCCACCATCCCATTGCAATCTCTGAGTAAAAGCAGCATCCCATTCAGCTTGCTTTGCTGTTGTTGGGATAGAGTATCCAGCAGTATATGTCAGGGCTAATGTGCCTGATGCAGTAACCGGAGAGCTGGACACGGTTAACCCAACGGGGGCAGATAAACCAACGGAGGTGACTGTACCGGTTCCCGTCCCCGCACCAATAGCCGCTCTGAAGTCAAGAGCACTTAAAGCTGAAACAGTGTTGTCTGCGTTGAATCTTGGGAAAGTAACTGCGGCCTGATTTGGGATAGTAAAGAGATTGCCGCCCAAAATCGTGCCGCCAAGATTGAATCGGGCCTGTGCCGCATTATTAGCGCCGGTCCCACCAGAGGCTACCGGCAAAAGCCCAGAAATCAACGTGTCTCCAGTGGGATTTGTATAGATAGCCGCATTCCCGAGATACGTGACATTGTTTCCCGTTCCTCCGCGAGTTACAGGCAACACACCGTCCACCATGTCGGTTGCAAGAGCCACGCGCCCCCACGCGGGAGTTGAGCCACTAAGCAGTACCCTGTTATTTGTCGCTAATGGGTTGATCTGTCCTATATTGGTCGGCGTGGACGCATACAGGAGGCTTCCTGCCGTGTATGGAGAGCCTGTACCGTACCCTGTGCCGCCTTGTGTGGCTGGAAGAATAACGCCAGCCGTTAAGCCGCTGGCCACACCGCCGATGTTAATGTTCCAAGGAGTAACGCTGGTTGCGTTAGAGCCGTCACGCGCAGCCGCACCAATCGAGTTATAAGAAACGGTTACGTCAGTTAGACCACGCCATGATCCACCGGGGCTTATACCAGCGCCACTCGCGCTAAAGGACAGCGTATTAGGTGTACCAGCTTCAATAGTGATGTTGGCTGATCCATTAAACGCCACGCCGTTAATGGTTCTAGCGGTTGCTAAGACCGTGGCTGATCCGGCATTCCCTGTACAGGTGACTGCGGTTGTTGCGTTCTGTACCGTAGTAGCACCAATCACCCCGACTATATCAGCGGCGTTGGCCGTCGATATGGCACTGGTTCCGTTACCCTTGAGGATGCCTGTGATCGTGCTTACACCTATGCCGCCATTCGAGACAGTAACAGGGGTTGCAAGTGAGAACTGAGAGCCTATGAGATTCAGGCCTGTACCGGCAGTATATGACGCGGATGCACCAAAGAGCGCGAATCTTATCTCATCAACGCCTAATACACCGCTAGATGGGATGGTAGCCGCCCATGTGCTATTAGCGTTGACGGTACCGTTGGTGATGAATACCGTTGCGCCGTACAGTTCGCTCCATGTGTCAGCGTCGGCTGTTCTGGTCCACGGACCACCAGAAACGGCCAAGTAGA